AACCGAATTTTTAAAAGATTTAAGAATTTAGAATTAATTGATAGCAAAGCAAATATTACTAACAAGGGAATGATTGAGGTTGCAAGGCAAGACGTTACAAAGATTGAGATATTTTACTCTTATGCTCACAATCCAGCACAAGACAATAGACCATCTATTATTCCTACTTCAAGAGATTTTTGCAGAGCGTTAGTAGGCTTTTCAGCATCAAGGGTATGGAGTAGAGAGGATATAAACGGAATTAGTGCAAGGATTGGATATAACGCTTTTGCTTACAGAGGTGGTTGGTATTACAACGATAAACTTGAAAGAGCAACTCCATACTGCCGACACATTTGGAAACAAGAAATTTTCTTTACTTAATTAACGACTGACTAACAATGAATTATTTAGTAGATTTAGCAACTTTGAAGCATTACTCATACATTGATAGTGATGTTAATGATGAAACGCTTAACGTAACGCTTAAGAGGGTGCAAGACGTTGACTTAGAACCAGCTTTAGGAAGTCAGCAATACAGAAGATTGTTGCAAGGAGTTGAGGATTCAGATTTGACTGCATTGGAAGAAAAACTTATGGGTTATGTTTTAGATTTTGTTTACGTTGCTTGTGAGTTAAAAGCATCAAACCATAATAACTGGAAGATAAGGAACAAAAACGTAGGAGTTGCAAGTGATGAACATTCGAGAGGGAATGACTTATCGCAATATAATGCCTATGTTGATGAATTGAGAAAGGACTACTCTTTTTACAAGAATAGGCTTATCGGTTATTTAATTGATAATAAAGAATCTTATCCTTTGTACGTTTGCACCAATAAAAAAGAGGATATTAACCCAGAGAAACAAGGTAGTAACTATTCAAGAAAAATATCATTTCTGTAATATATGAAGCCACAAAAAAAGACAATTAACAAAGTAAGATTAGAAGCAATTAGAGTAAGGAAAGCGAATGAAAGCAACGATAAATAAAATAGACCAAGAATTGAGGTTGTTAGCTGATGCACATTTGCAAATCAATTCGTATTTCTATGGGCAATTCCTGGATATTTACGAAAGCAATAAAGTAAACCATACTTCGCTTTTGGCAAACATTACTGATGCTACAATAGACAGACACTATGTTACGCTTCAGCTTGGTTTAATGGTTTGTGATAAGATAGACGATGGAAAGAAAACTGCGAAATATGTAGATTCCGAAACCTTGCAGATAATGAACGATTTGATTAAAGTAATTACAACTTCTAACAGATGGCAAGAGTACGGAGTTGTGGATGGAGTTACTACGATTCAGAACTTTTCGCAAAGAGGTGGAAGTGTTTTGAACGGATGGTTCTGTAATTTGAGTATAAAAATAAAAAATGAAAATGGGTACTGTGATTTACCGATAATAGACTACAATTATGAAGTATAAAGAATTAAGCGACAAAGCGACTGGTATTGTATTAAAGAAAACAAGCGTAAGTACCGACAATAGAAGAGGTGTAATTAAGTCAATCACTATTGAGCCATTAACCGATTCGTTTACTTTTGAGTATTTCGTTGAAAGATTAGATAGTAACGGAGATGTGTTTGGCGATGTTATTTTTAAAACTAAAAAAATTAAGTTTAAAGATATTCCAGAAATTGGAAAGGTTCAATACCAAGAAGATGGAATTACCGAAGTAGATGGAAGCTACATAAAAGTTTCTGATGAAAATTTATACGTAACAAATTGGTACAATTCAATCGGTCAAACGATCATGGATAATGCCATTAAGCATATAAAATTCGTTGAGGGGATATGATGGATTTTCTGCAAAGCAACTGGGATAATTTGGTTTTGGCAATCGGTGGAGTTGGTGCTTATTTCGGTGGGCGAAAAATTAAAAGAATTGAGGAAAAGAAAGCTGGAAGTGATGCAGTTGTTTCAATGCAGAAAGCTTATAACGAATTTGTGATTGATCAAAAAGAAAGGTACAACGAATTGAAAGAGGAGCTTAACTATGTTCGTGGAGAACTTAAAGAAGTAAAAGAAGAAAGCAAGTCATTAAGACAAGAGGTTCGTACTTGGAAAACCAAGTATAATTCTTTGAAAAGTGAATTTGATAAATATAGAAAAATACATTCGTAATGAATATAACGCCTAATTTTAGCCTAAAAGAATTTGAGTGCAAAGATGGTACTCCAGTACCAAAAAAGTACATTGAAAACGTAAAAGAATTAGCGAAAAATTTGCAAGTTTTAAGAGATGAAATTAGCTTACCTATCTCAATCAATTCAGCTTATAGGCATCCGGAATATAACAATAGAATCGGGGGTGTTAAATTTAGCCAACATTTGACTGCTTCTGCGAGTGATATTGTTGTTCGTGACCTTACTCCTAAGAAAGTTGCCAAAACTATCTTAAAACTCATAAAAAGTGGTAAGATGAAAGAGGGAGGAGTTGGATTGTACAACGGATTTGTTCATTACGATATTAGAGGAACTAAAGCAAGGTGGGACAACTCTTCACTTTTTAACTTTTAAACACCTATTTCTTATACCCCCTATGTAAAACTATTTTGTTTTTCAAGGGGGGGGTGCTTTTTTGGAAATTTTAACGAAAACAAATTATGAGATACATTTTTTTACTTATGCTTATGATCTCTTGCAGTCCAATAAAAAGGCACTCGAGAATTGTTCGTAAATACCCATTCGTTCATACAACGGATTCTGTTAAGTTAATTGATACTATTTTTGTTCAAACGAATGCAGTTTATTATGATACCGTTGTGCAAGATAACTTGTTATTTGATACAATTATTCTGGAAAAAGAAAACTTAAAAGTTGAAGTTTTTAGAGTTAAAGATTCAGTCTATATTAACGGAAAATGTGATACTATTTTTGTTGATAAAGTAGTAGAAAGAACTATACCAGTTAGATATTTTAAGGAAAAAAACAAAATAAACTTAACTCTACTTATTTGGCTGATTAGCTTGGTTTTACTGATTATATTTTACGTTTTGAACAAACTAAAATAACCCATTCAAAACCCAAATAAAAGCGAAAGCAAACCCAAACGAAAGGCATAAGATAAGATAATATAAGATAAGAGGATATAAAGTCTTTTTAAGGGTTTGAAAAAAAATTACTATATTTGAAAAAATCAAACCAATGAAAGGGATCAGATTAACTAATTCAGAAGCTATCCAATTAGGATTTGCGCTGAAGCAGAAAACAAGACACGGAAATCCAAGATACTACTTAACAGAAGAAGAAGTAAGTAAACTTGACGAAATGAGAGGTGTTAAGGTAGAAGTTAAAAGCAAATCAAAATCAAACGACTACAAACCAAAGAAAGACTTTGTTTTAAGTGCTTGGAGTGAATCAGGTCAAATGATGGAGATTGACGAATATTGCAAGGTCTACAATTTACCACGAAAAGATATTACTTCCTATAAACTTGTATCGCATACTGGAACACCTTTTTACAATATTGTTTTTAAGGAGAATGTTATTGATGTTTCAAAAGATGAAATTGATTTTGATTCAATTATTTCAAAGTATATTGGTCCAGTATCTGTAAAGGTTGAGAAACAATACAATAATTATGACTTCGATGTACTAACTTATTCTGACGTTCACATTGGAATGGATACGAATAGTAAAGGTAATTCAATGTATGCAACCGAATGGAACGCAGAAGAAGTTTTAAAAGCATCAGATGAAATTGTAAATATGGTTGTTAAGAATCAAACAAGCGATTTACTTATTGTGGATGAACTTGGGGATTTGTTGGATGGTTTTAATGGAAAGACTACAAGAGGAGGTCACGACTTACCACAGAATATGACTAACGAAGAAGTGTTTGATTGTGCTTTGAAATTTAAAATGAACATCCTGGATAAGTTAATCTACCATTACAAAGATATTAAATTCAACAATATTTGCAACGACAATCACGCTGGAAGCTTTGGTTACTTCGTAAACTCGGCTTTTAAAAGTTTGGCAGAACAAAAGTATCGAAATGTAAGTGTATCGAATTATCGTAATTTTATTAGTCATTATTTCGTGAATGATGTTTGTTTCGTTATAACTCACGGAAAAGACGATAGCACTTTGAAATTTGGGTTCAAGCCACAACTTGACACAAAGCAGATTGAAAAGATAGACCAATATTGTAAACACAACGAGATTTACAAGAAGTCTAAAAAGATAATATTTAAAAAAGGAGATTCACACCAAACACTTTTTGATATGGCTGGTTCTGATGACTTTTATTATTACAATTATCCAGCTTTAAGTCCATCCTCTCAATGGGTACAAAACAATTTCAAAAAAGGTAGGCGAGGATTCGTAATAGAATCATTTATTGGAATTGAAAACACTATAAAACCCATATTTCTTTAATGGAAGAACTAACTAAATGTACTGGAGAGGGTTGCTTGTTGAGATACGAATGCCACAGATTCACAAAAATTGACTATTATAGTGAAGAAATTTTCTTTGTCGAAGTGCCTTTCAACCATAAACTTGAAACTTGCGAATACATTTGGAATGATAATGCAGAAGAATTGTATAAAGGAATACAAAGATTAAGCAAACCAACAAACTGAAAGATATGAAAGCAATACTTGAATTTGATTTAAACAATGAAGAAGATAGAATGGCACATTTAAGGTGCATTAAGTCTATTGATATGGCTTGTGTTTTGTTTGAAATAACGAGAAACTTAAAGCATACATTGGAACAAAGATTTGAAAACAATCCACAGAATAGGAATGAACTGGATGAAGTATTTAAGGAGATTCAAGAGTATATGGATCAATTCAGTATTAATATTGAAGAATTAATAAATTAAAATAATGGATTTAAAAGAGCAACAAGAGCAATTTGAGGTAATCATTCAGGAGGTTAAGCAAACTATGTTTAAAAAGGGCAATGATTACGCAAATACAGACCGTTTAAGCAACTTTAAACTCGCTGGTAGTATAATTGGGTTATCAGCGCAACAGAATTGCTTGTCATTGATTTCAACAAAGGTTGCAAGACTTGGTGTATTATTGCAAGGAGCAGAACCAAACAACGAATCAATAGAAGATTCAATGCTTGATCTTACTTGTTATTCAATATTGCTTAAAATGATCCAATCTGAAGTGGCTGAAATAGACCATAAATTCACGAAAGAAGAAATTTTTTAAAAGTTTTTTGCAAAAAAGTTTGTAGATATAAAAAAGTGTTCTATATTTGTCATGTAATCAAAACAAAACAAAATGGCATACGTTAAAATATCAGATAGAAATTTACAAAAAAAAGAAGTTGTAATCTTTTCAAGAAAGTTAGGATTGCACAAAAAAATGGTGAGGGAAGATAGAATAAACAGATACATTCAAGATTATATTTTATTCAATAAACTATCAGGAACACCATACATGATAAAAGAAATATTAAAATAATAAATTAACAAGGGGAGGAAACTCCCCACAAAAACCAATAACAAATGACAAATTTCAAAATTTACAAAAGAACAAAAGGACATTTCAAAGTTGAGGTGTTAATTAACTACGAATTTCGTGGAGAATTTGATACAACTGATTCAACGCTAATTGATGATATTTCGGACTGGTTAGATGGAGCAACCGAGTTTATGAACTTTGATACAAGAGCAGAATTAGAATTCCATGTTAGGGAATTGGCTGGAATAAACAACAACATCATTGGAGGTGTTGACTGGACAGAAACTATTAACCAATTATTTGACTTAAAACTATAACAATGGAAGATTATTTAAACAATGGAAATCCTTGCGAGGATGACGAAAGAGAATACGAATGCAGAGAATGTGGTAACCCAGTTGAGGAAGATGGAGATTATTGTTGTAGTAAGTGCTGGGAGGCTGGACAAATGTAATAACAATTAAAAAAAATAAAACAATGGCAATATTTGAACACAAACACTTTGGAACTCCTATTAGTAAGGAGTTAAGCAATTACATAATTTACAATTTTGAAAAAGGAGATATTAAAGAAGTAGCTGAAAAGCATTTTTACAATCCTTTAACGCTAACTGCGATAGTTAGAAGAAACAGAAACTTAACAGAATCGAATGCTGCAATGGTAATTGATTTGTTCAGGAGATGCATTAATAACTACAATTCAAACCAAAGAACAAAGGAAAGTATTAACGATTTAATCCAGAAAGCACAATGATACACCCATATATTTATGTTGGCACATTTAAGAAGTTTATGCCAATTGGAAAGCTAACCAAAGAAGAAATTTTGAAAGTAATTTGCAGAGAGTTGGCAATAGACTTTGACGAAGTTAAGAACCGTAAAACAAGGTTGAGAGATTTTGTTTATGCTCGGCAATTATACTCATATTTCTGCAAGGAATACACAAATGAAAGTCTGACAAATATTGGTAAATTTATCCACAAAGATCATGCAACAATGATTTATTCAATCAAGCAAATCAAAGGATTTTACGATGTTGATAAGGTTATCAAAAACGATGTGGATAAGATTAACACAATCCTGAAGCATAAGGTTGTGAATTACACTGCAAACACAAGAGAGAAAATTGGGAACGAAATTATTTTGAAATATCAATCTTAATTTAGATATTTGAGAATGGAAGAAACAATTTACAATCTTGTAAGCAATTCACTGGGGTATGAATTTAGTCCTTATTTTGTGAAAGCATTAATTCAAGAGATGCCAAACAAAGAAATAATACAACTGGCAAGAAAAGAAATACAAAGAATCCAATACTTTGTCAGAATTGAGGAGGATGGATGGGATTACTGGAAAAACAAAGAGCAAAGATTAATCGAATTAATTATAAAACTACAAAAATGAAAGAAATACTAAAAACTTTAGAGAATGATCAAGAATACTATAATGGAATAGGAAAACAATATTTATCTAACTCTGACATATCTACTTTACTTAACAATCCTAAAGAATTTGGAAAAAAGGGAGGAGAAGACAACCAAGTATTTGCAAAAGGCAGATATTTTCATCAGTTAATATTAGAACCAGAAAAAGCAAAAAAATGGTCTTTTATAGACGTATCAACAAGAACAACAAAAGCATATAAAGAATTTATTATTGAAAATAATTTAAAATTTGCTTTGTTAGAAAAAGAGAAAATAGAGATACAAAAATGGGTTTATGAAATGATGAACAATAAAAAAATGAAAGACATGATCATGAATCCAGGTAATAAATATGAAGTACCAGCAATAGGAAAGATACAAAACAGAATGTGGAAAGGAAAAGCAGATATTGTTCATCCAGATATGATAATTGATTTAAAAACAACTGGAGATATAAGCAAGTTTAAATATTCTGCAAAAGCATACAATTATGATAGTCAATGTTACATATATCAAATACTTTTCAATAAACCATTGGTATTTTTTGTAGTTGATAAGTCAAGCAAAATGCTGGGAATCTTTAAGCCTACCGAAGAATTTATTGAAGGAGGAGAAAGAAAAGTTACAAAAGCAATAAATGTATACGACAGATTTTTTTCAGAAAATAAGACAGAAAACATTGATCAATTTATTATAGAAAAAGATTTGTTTTAATGAAACAAAATCTTATATTTATACTCGTAGGATGCTTACACCTACATAATTTGTAAGCGAGATAAAAACAAAAAACGATGGCAAGATTAAACAGACCAACGAACGGATCTACTTCTCCGGTAACGAAGTATTTAAATTGGAAAAGTAATGACAAGGCTTTTTCGTATTATGACAAAGAACAAGGCAAAAATGTTCTTGTGGAATTACCAATCAAATTTCTATTCCTGGAACACTACCATACCGTAAAGGGTTGGAATGATGCGACAGAATCTGGAATCTACTCCAATGAAGTTTATGCAATAGGAAAGGAAGAACTTTCTGTTAAAGCATTCAAAGGTGGAGAAATTGGAAAAGGACTTTACAAAGAGATTAAAGAAAAAGTAAAAAATGCTGGAGGTGTTTATCATCGTTCCGTTTATGGAATGTTACCGGATGGAGAACTTGTGAACTTTCAATTAAAAGGAAGTGGAGTTAAGGCTTACTCTGATTTCTACAATGACAACAATCATTTGTTAGACAATCAATGGGTTGAGATTAACGAAGCAAAAGATGGAAAGAAAGGAGCAGTAAAGTTTTCTACTCCAGATTTTCAAATAGGTGGAAATATAACTAAAGCAGAAGACAAACTTGCAAACGAATCAGCAAGTAAACTTCAAGGCTATATGGACACATATTTCGGAAGAGTTTCAGAGGATAATATTGAAACGGATGAAGTGCCATTTTAACATAAAATGGTAAAAAACATACCCCCCCAAAAATATTTTATTGGTTTTAAATAGGGGGGGTTGTTTTTTTGAAATTCTCAACGAAACGTGTAATTTTAAAAACCAATAAAAATAAAACCAATTTATGAAAGAAACCAAAATCAGTATTTTTAAGGATTTATACAAATCCAAAGACGTCCCATTCCAAATAACTTTAGAGAAAGCACTTGACAGAATTAAAAGTGGAAAGAGCAAATCTAAAATAGATAGCATAAGGAAAGGCAAGTCAGAGTTGAAAAACTCACTACCTTGCATTTTATTTGCTGGAGAATTTAGTCAAAGAAATTCCAATAGCTTAATAAACCATTCTGGTTTAATGATAACCGACTTTGATAAGTTTCCAAGCCAAGAGGTTATGCAAGAATTTCTTGAAGACTTAAAACAGAACAATCACTTTATTTCAATATTCGTTTCTCCAAGTGGTAACGGATTAAAAGGAGTGGTAAAAATACCGAAGTGTGATAAGCTACAACACTCAAAGTATTTCAAGCAATTCCAAAAAGATTACAATTACGAGTATTTCGATATTTCAAACTCAAATGTAGACAGAGTTTGTTTTGAATCGTATGACGAAAATATATACATCAACTGGGAAGCAGAAGAATACAAACCTAACATAATAGATGAAGGATTCAATGTTATTGAAAAAGTACCAATATTACCTTTGTCGGATGAACATAAGATTGCAGACATAATAATGAAGTTTAACTGGAAGAAAGATTTTGTCGAGGGAGAAAGAAACAACTACATTTTCGATTTGGCTGGAGCCTTTTGTGAGTACGGGATTTCGGAGTATTTTACAGAAAATTATATACAAAATAATGTAGTTTATGGAGATTTTTCACAAAGAGAGTTAAAAAATGCAGTAAGTTCTGCTTACAAAATAAGATCTTTTAATATCAAATATTTTGAAGATTATGAAAAAATAGAGAAAATAAAAACAGATTTACCAAAAGGTAAGGAAAAAGTAATTAAAAAACATTCGATAAACGAAGACGTTTATGATGAAATAAAAGAAGTGCAAGAAAACGAAGATTTTTGGGCATTAAAAGAAGATAAAAATGGAGAAATAAAAGTTTCGGTCGATGTGCTAAAGTACAAGTGGTTTTTAGAAAACAATGGGTTTAAAAAATATTTTCCAACTGGTGCTGATGCACCTACATTAGTTAGGGTTATTAGCAATAAAGTGAAGGAGACTTCGGAAGCAAAGATAAAAGATTTTGTGCTTCAATACCTACTCGACAATGGTAAGACAGAAGTATACAAGTATTGTGCAAATTATCAGAACTTATTTACTCAATCTTTTCTTTTAATCCTGGATACAATAGAACTAATGTTGTTAAAAGATAAGCACGACAAGTCTTACATTGCTTATCGAAACGGAGTTTTGGAGGTTGGAAAAAATGAAGTAAACTTAGTTGATTATATAGACATTGATGGTTATATCTGGGAGGATCAAATAATCAATAGAGATTTTATATTTTCAGATGACAATGAAAATGATTACAAGAATTTTATCAATAACATATCGAACAAAGAACCATTACCAATCGAATCTACAATAGGTTATTTGCTTACTACATACAAAAGTAAGATGAACAATAAGTGTATAATACTAAACGATGAAGTCATAAGCGACAATCCAGAGGGAGGTACTGGAAAAGGTTTATTTGTTCAGGGTATAAAGCAAATTAGGAATACTGCTATATTAGATGGTAAAAGCTTTGATGATACAAAGAGTTTCCCATATCAAACATTATCAGTAGACACACAAGTATTAGTATTCGATGATGTAAAGAAGAATTTTGATTTTGAGAAAAGATTCAGTTTAGTTACAGAGGGAATCACACTAGAAAGAAAGAACAAGGATGCAATAAAGCTATCAGTTGAAGAAAGTCCAAAAATGCTTATATCTACAAATTATGCAATAAGAGGAGAGGGAAACTCACACGACAGAAGGAGGTTTGAATTAGAGATAGCACAATATTATGGAAAGGAGAAAACTCCATACGATGAATTTGGCAGAGAGTTGTTCGATTCTTGGGAAGAACAAGAGTTTATACCTTACGACAATTATATGGTTTACTGCATACAAGTTTATTTAAACAATGGATTGATAAAGCAGAATGCCAAGAATTTAGTATTGAGAAAGTTTATAGCAGAAACATCGATGGAGTTTTACGAATGGATTGAGGAAAGGGATAACATGCCATTCGGAATAAGAAATGACAAGCAGTTATATTTTGACAATTTTACAAATGAATATAAAGACTTCAATAAATGGCTTACTAGAAAAAAGTTTAATATCTGGATAAAAAAATATGCAAACTACAAGGGAATAAGTTACAATGATGGAATAAGTAACGGACAAAGATGGTTTATTTTAGGGGATGAAGAAGAAAAAGAAGAAACACCTTTTTAATATGAAAGAATTAATAAACGAAGATGGATCAATCAATGATCATGACGAATTTTATATCAAGGCATCAGATAACAGATTAAAATTGACAGGAACGACAAAGGGCAATTCAATTTGGGATTGCCTTGATACGGTTAAAAACATTGATTTTGATCATTCCAAAGACAACGGAAAGAAAACGGAATACACAGAAATGACAAGGGAAAAGCTAAGACAATTAAAACCATACATTAAATGATCACATTAAGAGATTACCAGTTAAAATTAGTTAATGAGGGATATTCTAAATTAATGCAATTTAATATGGTTTATTTATCAATGGAAGTTAGAACGGGTAAAACTTTGACTGCATTGTCATTGGCTGATAAATTTAGTTGTACCAATGTTCTATTTGTTACCAAAAAGAAGGCAATGAAATCTATTGAGAGCGATTACGAATTGCTTAATCCAGGTTATAAATTAACCGTTATAAATTACGAATCACTTCACAAAGTGAGTGGAGAATATCAAATACTTATAATTGACGAAGCACATTCAATCGGAACATATCCAAAACCATCGAAAAGGTATAAAGACTTAAAGGCAATAATGAAAAACAATCCTTATGCGAGATTGATATTTTTATCTGGAACACCTTCTCCTGAATCTTACTCACAACTATTTCATCAGTTTAGATTGTCGGATATTTATTCGCCATTTAAGAAATACGCAAATTTCTATAAATGGGCAAAGTATTTTGTAGATGTTCAGCAAAGGAATTTAGGATATGCAAAGGTAAATGATTACTCCAACGCAAGGAAAGAAAAGATAATGGAAGTGCTAAAAGATTACTTTATTTCCTACACACAAAGTGAGGCAGGATTCAATCAACAAGTGAATGAACACATTCTTGAAGTTGAAATGAAACAAAAGACCTATGAAATTGTTAAAAAATTAAAGAATGATTTTATTGTTCAAGGAAAGGAAGAAGTAATACTTGCAGATACTTCTGTAAAATTACAAAACAAGATTCATCAGTTATGCTCTGGAACTATTAAATTTGAATCTGGAAACACAAAAACGATTGACGATTCTAAAGCAGTTTACATAAAGGAGTATTTTAAAGGAAAGAAGATTGCCATATTTTATGTGTTCAAAGAAGAGTTTAATTTACTTAAAAATATTTTTTCTAACTTTACAGACCAACCAGAGGAATTTAACGAATCAAACGACAAGGTTTTTTTAGGTCAAATCAGGAGCAGTCGTGAAGGTGTTAATCTTTCAAGTGCTGATGCATTAATTTATTACAACATTGAATTTAGTGCGTTAAGCTACATACAAGGGAAAGACAGAATGACCAGCAAGGAAAGAACAAAAGACAATGATGTTTATTTCGTATTTTCAAAAGGTGGGATTGAAAAACATATTTATAAAAGAGTTAGTAATAAGTTAGATTTTACTAACTCGTATTTTAAAAAAATACTATGATTTTATTATTTCTATACTTATATTCTTGTGTAATTGGATTTTTTGCTATTAAAAACTCAGGCGAAAAATTTTTATTTAAGTTTATATTTATATTTTTCTCTTCGTTCATTGTATTATTTTTTTTAAAACCTATTAAATGGCTAGTAAGTACCAAACAAAAATTATAAAGAGATTCGAAGCAGATGGTTACTACGTTATAAACTTGATCAAAACTAACAAGAATGGAATCCCGGATTTACTTTGTTTAAAGGATGGAGAGAAACCTTTGTTTATCGAGTGCAAAGAAGTATGGGATACGGTTAAGCCATTGCAAGAATTTAGGATTGAAGAATTAAAAAAATATGGAGTAGATGCCATAGTATTAAAAGATAATAAGAAATGAAAAATATTTTAGTAATAGCAATATCAGCTTTAATAACCTACGAACATACTATTCAGTTCAATAAGTGCGAATGTGATGAAATAAAACAGAAGCAAATACTAACTCAATTACAGATGGATTTGATTCACGTTAAAAGGGTGCAACAGAACTGGGATAGGCACTTAAAATAATTTTACTATATTTGCTAAAATGATTGAGAAAATTTATAATTGTAAAGTCTGCAGAAACTATGCAAAAAGTATAGCTGGAGAAGAACACGAAGAAATTTTCTCTTTAGCACTTGAAAAAATAATTGTCCAAAATCCTCAAAATGTGGAAAATTACAAGTCTTACTTTTATACAACATTGAGAAGCGTATATCTTGATTGGTTAAAAGATAACCGATTTGTTGAATTGGATGAAACTACTCCAGATGAAAGAGATGAACCAAACTATTACAAAGAAGCATTGAAGTTATTCCTGGAGAAAAAAACAAATGATGAAGAATACAAGTTTTATCAGGATTTGATTTATCTATCTTTTGAAAATAGTAAATTATCACTTTGCAAAAAATTAAAACTAAGACGAGCAGACTTAGATGTTTATCTTGCTCAAGCAAAAAAACTCATAAAAAATGAATACATTTATCTTATCAATAATTAGCCTTGCTACTATCTTGTTCTTAAAAGACAATTTGAACCTATTTTTTTACATTAAAATTTATTTAGGATATCCATCAACAGAAGAAGTAAAACCGTTTGATTGCTATTTTTGCTTGATCATGTGGACTTTTATAATTGTAGCAATCCTTTCGCTTAACTGGTTGCTTATCCCAATAGGATTTGTAACTGCTAAAATAATAGACAAACTATGGAGCTAATAGATTTCAAAGAGAAACTCGAACAAAAACAGAAAGGGTTGAACATTGCCTTAACATCAGCACAAAGAACATTCTTGTATGGATGTTACTATGAGATTACTGGAAGAACTGCAAACATTAATTGTTCCTCTTGTGATTCGTATACTTACAAGATACTATTGAACTATCTAAAGATTCAAGAACCAAAAGAAACTACCATACAAGAGCAGTACTTTGAGAAGTATGGAAAGCAAGTACCAAACAGATACAAGAATGATAAAGAATGGATAAAAAGTAAATTATGAAACAAAAAGTAAAAATATCAGAGGTTAAGACTAACCCTAAAAACCCAAGAACAATAAAGGATGTAAAATTTAAGAAATTAGTTGAAAGCATAAAAGCTTTCCCGGATATGCTTGAAAAACGACCAATAGTTGTGGATGAAGATATGGTTGTGCTTGGTGGTAATATGAGATTAAAAGCTTGTAAAAAAGCTGGGCTAAAAGAGGTTTGGATTGATATTGCAAAAGGATGGACTGAAGATCAGAAAGCTGAATTTATAATTAAGGATAACGTAGGGTTTGGCGATTGGAACTGGGAGGATCTTAACGAAAATTGGGATTTGGAGAAGTTGGAAGATTGGGGACTTGAAGTACCAAGCATAGAGGAATTTACCGATCAAGAAGAAGCAGAAATTGAATTTAGTGAGTATCTGGATGAAGCACACAATTATGTGGTACTACTTTTTGATTCTGAAGTAGACTGGCTTTCTGCTCAAACTCACTTTGAATTAAAAACCGTTCAATCAAAAAGAGCAAATGGGAAACCCTGGAGTAAAGGAATTGGCAGAGTAGTTAATGGAGCAAATTATTTAAAAGGAATTAAAGGAGTATGAAGATATACGCACCAAGTTACAAGAGATCAAAAGGAGTTAAAACCCATAAAATAATACCGGACGTTATTTATTGTGTTCACGAATTTGAATCAGAAAAATACAAAGATTTAGGATATAACATTGAGGTGTTACCAGATAATATAAGGGGTAACATATCGAGAGTAAGAAATTATATTTTAAAGAATTTTATAAAAGAAAAGGGAATCATTATTGACGATGATATTGAAGACATCAAAAGATGGAACTTAGTTAATAATAAACCAAAGCAAGAAAGGATATACAATGTTATTGAGTGGATTGAACAATGCTTTGATATGGCAGAAGAAAGTGGTTGCAGACTTTGGGGGGTTAATATACTTGGAGACAAAGGAAGTTACAGAGAATACTCTCCAATCAGCTTTACAAATACGGTTTCTGCTTCCTTTATGGGTTTTATTAATAATGAATTATCATTTGATGAAAGGTTACCATTGAAAGATGATTACGATTTCTGCCTACAAAACTTAAATAAGTACAGAAAAATATTGAGAATAAACTATGCTTCATTGGTAAAAAAAGATCATGGCAATCTGGGAGGATGTGCTGATTACAGAACTATTACTTTTGAAAAAGATCAATTATTACTTCTACAAAAAAAATGGGGCAAAGACATTGTAAAAATAGACAAGACACAAAGAGGAAAAAAAATAAAGGGGTTCGATTTAAACCCTATAATTAACGCACCAATTAAAGGGATTTGATGAACAAAACTGAACAACATAAAAAAGCAATTTTAGAAGCTTTGGAAAAATCACTCGGAGTGGTTACAACTGCTTGCAAAAAAGTTGGAGTTGGAAGAACTCAATATTACAACTGGTTAAAGGATGATGAGGAATTTGCAAAAGAGGTGGATGATATTCAGAATGTAGCTTTAGATTTTGCAGAAAGCCAATTACACAAACAGATTGGAGATGGAAACACGAGTGCTACAATTTTCTATTTAAAAACAAAAGGAAAGAAAAGAGGTTACATTGAAAGAGTTGAGCAGTCAGTCAGCTTCGAAGAACAACCTTTATTCCTTGATGATGATGAAAAATAAGTTTGTCAAAACAACTGCAATTAAAAAAATCCTTAAATTAAAGGAAAGAAAGAAAGTAATTCAAGGAGGAACTTCTGCTGGAAAGACTTTTGGTATAATACCAATTCTTATTGATTATGCAATTAAGAATCCATTGAGTGAGATTAGTATCGTGGCTCAATCTTATCCTCACTTGAGGAGAGGAGCAGTTAAGGATTTTATAAAAGTAATGATCATGACAAATAGATTTTTTCCTGATAGATGGAACAAGTCTGAAAGCAGATATACATTTTCAAACAAATCTTATATTGAATTTTTTAGTGTTGAGCAAGAGCATAAAGTGAGAGGAGCAAGGAGAAATGTACTTTATGTAAACGAAGCAAATAATATAAGTTTTGAAACTTACAATCAATTAGCTATAAGAACAAGTGGAGACATTTATATTGATTATAACCCTACTGCTGAATTTTGGGCTCATACCGAAGTTGTAAAGGAAAAAGATTCTGACTTTATTATTTTAACCTATAAAGATAACGAAGCACTTGCTCCAGAGATTGTTGAGGAAATTGAGAAAGCAAAAGACAAGGGTAACAAATCGGAGTATTGGAAAAATTGGTGGAACGTATATGGACTCGGAAGAATCGGCTCATTACAAGGGGGAGTCTTTACAGATTGGGAAACTATCGAGATGCCAAGTGATGCAAGGCTATTGTATTATGGTTGTGATTTTGGTTTCGCTACTTCTAAATTTGCAGTCATTGGGATTTATAACTGGAATGGTAGAAAGGTATTGAAGCAATTTGTTTACAAGACAAACCTTACCAATCAACAAGGAGCAGAAGAATTTAAAAGACAAGGATATAATAGTGGAGTTGTCTATTGTGATTCGGCAGAACCAAAGTCAATAAGAGAGTTGCAGATTGCTGGGATTCAAGCAGTAAAATGTGATAGCAAACAAGATATTAAAACCTTTGCAATTCAGTCATTGAATGAGCAATCTTTTTATGTAGATGAAAACTCAACTGATTTGATTGATGAATTAAGGTATTATGTTTATGATGAAAAGACTGGTAAACCAAAGAAAAGCGATAGAGATCACTTAATGGATGCGATGCTTTACGCTATTGGTTCGGGAGATAAATATAACGGAAAATACAGATAATGGAATTAAAGATTAAAAAGAGAATAAAAGATTTAGACTTAACCTACATTGATTGCTTCCACTTTATAAATGAAGTCAAGGAAGATTGGAGTATTGTCAACAAGATAAAACTTGTTAAATTATACACAAAGAAAGATATTAGTAAGGTGGTTGTTTCGGATATTAACAAAGCTTTCAATATAATAATTGAAGTGCTGAACCAATACAAGCCAAAAGAAGTACCTATCTACTTGGAGTATGAGGGCAAAGAATACGAATTGCAACAAGATTTCTTCAAGCTTCCAGCTGGTTGGTACATTGATTCAGGAAATGCAGACTTTGAGAAAGTGCCAGAGTTGCTCCCAGCTTTTGCGTATATTGAGAAAGGAATGGGATATGCTGAAACAGATGAGCATTCAAATATTATTAACCCACTAAAGGAAAGAGCAGAAGTGTTTAAACGCAATATGAACATATCGCAATACTTAGATTTAACTGGTTTTTTTTTGCTCAAACACAAGCAGTACAAACTTTCCTACATCCTTACTCAAGCAACAACACAAAAGCAAAAGAACAAAAAGCTTTCGAGTGGGAGGAGATTATTCACGTTATGGCTGAAGAATTTAAAACAACTTGGGAGGAGGTTACTAAAATGAATATTGTAACATTCAATCACAAATTGAAGTTTATTGAGCATATCCAAAAGGAGAGGATAAAGGCTACAAAAGTGAGATAATTTCAGTCTATAAATTATGGCAGTAAAAGACTTTGATTGGCTTGGTAGTGCGTTTGGAACTGCAACTGAAAATTTAAGAGCAAAAGCTGGAACAAAGGTAGAGCAAACTATTTCGGAGTGGTTAAGAGAAAGGATTGATATTGCTCAAGAGGTTCTCATTAAAGATGGGAAAAGAGTTGATGGTTCGTTAATACCATCCATAAGACCAAAGGATTTAGTTACCAACGGAGAGGAGGTTCTTGTGCAAGTTATTGCAGAGGACTATTGGGATTTCATTAATCAAGGGGTAAACGGAACGGTAAATAATTTCGGTTCTCCTTATTCGTTTAGAAACTTGGGAGTAGGGATGAAGATGCATCAAGCGTTTAAAGAGTTTATACAAGTGCGAGGAATACAACCAAGAGAACCAGAGATGGACTATGATCAACTTGCTTATGTACTTGCTCGTTCAGTTAAGAAGAAAGGAATAAGAAAAACTCCTTTTATGGATGAGGGGTTTGGAGATGAAGCGATAAGAGACTTGGCAGATAGGCTCGGTAAAACGGTTAAAAGAATATTTGAATAATGGCAATAAGCATAACACAATCCCCACAAGCAGTTACTCCAAGTGATAACCCAGTTACTTGGGTATTCGATTCTACGGAAACTGCTCAACCTAATTTCTACTTTTTAGTCGAGGTTTACATTGCGAATCCTACAACCTTTGCAATCGCTGAAAGGCACAGAGTTTATCCAGAGTTTGGAAGCAAAGCACATTTCGATGCTTCAAGCATTACTCAAAGATATGCCGATGTAAACAACCAAGATACTGCCCAAACTTTACCAAGCATAAGAATAGAAGTAACAGAATACTACGGAACTACTCCAAGTGCTGAACTAAGCGTAACGAGTGGAGATGTATTGTTTTGGAAAGCAAGATTGAAAAAAGCTGACTTTGTGAATTATGACTATACTGATTATTTTCTTGATACTATTGGAGCGGTTAAGTTTCTAACATTAGAACCAAGAGGAACTGCCAAAGTAAAGTATTCAGATAGATTCTTTTTATCTGTTTTAACGAATGGCAATGCAGTAGACTTCACAATCAATACTTACCAAGCCAACGGAACTCTGGTAGATAATGTTGTATTGGCTGGTGTTGGTGCTGGGTTTAATCTTATGACTTTATGGAGTGGTATTGAAACTCTGGAAACATTAAACGGAGTAGATTTTACAAACGCTACTTATTACACTATTGAGGTAGATAATGGAGTGGGAGCAAGTGAGGTATTTAGAATTGATTTAGACGAAAGTTGTCAATATTCTACAAGGTCAAGGATTCACTGGCTCAACGAGATTGGTGGAATTGATTCTTATACTTTCGGTTTACTGACAAGAGAGAAAACAAACGTAAAAGCTTTTGGATATGAAAGACAATTTGGCTCTTTTGATTCTACTGGAAATTATACCTACGATTTGAAAGATGGAACGGTAATAGACTACTTGAAAGAATTTAGTAAGGAGTTGGAAGTTACTTCGGATTGGATGCTTCAAGATGTTCAGAATTGGTTGAGCAAATCTTTGTACACAAGTCCAGTTGCTTACTTGGAAGAGGGGAACGACTTGTATCGTTGCAAGGTTACAAATACTAACTTTGACAAGAAGATACAAGAAACGGATATGGTATTCCAGGAGGTAGTTTCAATAGAATTAGAATCAGATAACTCGTTCAATGTCTAACATACTTTACATAGATAACCAAATTGTGGATTTGGATAGTGAGATTCCATTTCCTATTTCTTACTCTATTGGAGATTTTAAGAATCCAGAGAATAGGAAAAGAAGTGTATCCAAGACTATAAAAGTAAGTGGAACGCAGAATAACAAAAGAATATTTTCGGGTGCTTACAATTTGTCTTTGACAGATGTTGGAGATGCTTTGGGGTTTGACTTCAACCCAAACATAAAGGTAAGAGCAAGGTACATCCGTAACGGAATAGAGATATTTAATGGTTTGGTTCGGTTGCTTAATATTGAGATAGACAAAGGAAACTATTATTTTGAAATAGTTTTATTCGCTGATTTTATCAATATGATTAAGGGGATGGCTGACTTAAATGTAAACGAGTTAGATTGGAGTGAGTACGACCACGACTTAACAAAGTTTAATATCGAAGATAGTTGGGATACAAGTGTAATTAAAAAAAATAGTGCCGGAGTTCCGGTTGCTACTTCTAATTATACAAGTGGTAAACCTGATGGATTTGGATATTGGTACCCAGTTATGGACTTCGAGTATGGTAGTGGAGTGAATACGATAAATATCGAGAACTTCGTTCCTTACGTTTATGTAAAAGAAACTTTTGAGAAGTGCTTTGATCATGTTGGAGTTTCTATTGAATCGGATTTTTTCGATACAAATATGTTTAAGGCTTTGACTTGGGGTTTTGGAGGAGGAAAGAAAGAATCTACTCCTCCAGCTGACGCGAGTGCGAGACAAGTAGAGTATGACTTTGATACTCCAGGAGGTGTTGTTGATACTATTAACGCATTTGGTACTCCCTCTTATGGTTATTCTGCTTATGTCTCAAAGAGATATTACCTTTCTCAATTTACTGTAACTTTATTAAGAAACGATGGGTATTCTCAATACAATTCTACTGCGAATAGAATTACAATACAAAAGAGTGGGAGTTATAACTTAGAACTAAATTACAATTCATTACTTGGTTACTCAGTAACGAGTGGAACTGCATCGGGTAATTTAAGAGTAGTAAGTAGAGTTGTAAAGAATGGTAGAGTAATTTCGAGTGCATCTCCTTTCTTCTTTTCTACTTCTGCAACGTATAACCAAACTACAAATACTCAACTAAACTTGGTTGCTGGGGATGAAATTTACGTTGACTTCTTTATTCAAGGAATATTAAGAGATGCGAATCCATTTACAATAGATTTAAGCTTTGATTTGCAAAATGCTTTCAATCTCAATCTAACTTCTGTAAACGGATTTTATCTTGAAAATGATATTATTACTCTAAATAGGTTTATACCGAATTTAAAATGTAGCGACTTTGTAAAGGGAGTTATAAATATGTTTAACCTTTATGTAAGCGAACCGAACGAGGATGGAGTAGTAAACATTGAACCATTACAAAACTATTATAGTGGAGAGGAGAACTGGAGTGAGTTATTAGACTATTCAAAAGCAATTAACATTAAGCCAAGTGTAAACGATTCAGCAAAGAAGTATAACTTCAAATTTGCAGAAGATAAGGACTATTATCGAAATGACTACTTCGAAAAGACGAATGAGCAGTATGGAGATTTTACCTACGAAAGCGACAACGAGTACAACAAGAATGAAATTGACTTCGTTTTGCCTTTTGCTCAAACTATACCTATTGCAACTGCAGTAAATAGAAACTACGTTATACCTACGATAAAAGCATCAAAGGATGGAGGACAAACTTTTGAACCGTACAAGGGTAAGCCAAGAATATTTTTTAACAACGGATTGAAAGCAATATCTGGTAGCTGGAGTTTAAGGTACTCTTTTGGTTTACATTCGTATACGAGTTATCCACAAGCACATCACGCTTATGAGGATATCAAGAATCCTACTTTTGACTTGAATTTTGGTAAGCCAGTATTTACTTATTACGACTACACAAATTACAAGAATAATAACCTATTCACAAAGTACAATAGAATAAGCATTGTTGAGCAAACTTCAATAGATGGAAAAATACTAAGTGCTTATTTTGATTTAGACGAAAGCACTATTGGAGATTTGAGTACGTTGGTTAATATTAACGGAGTGTTATACCGAAAGAATTTAATCACAGATTACAATGCAAACGGATACGAAACTACAAAAGTGGAATTATACAAAGTATTAGAAACAACAGAAATAGAACCATCGAACCCAGTTATTGTTTCTTCTTCTCCGAGTTACATTACTGCAAAGGTATCTTCGCCAAAGGGAGTAGGTGGTGGAACTTCGGTAATAAGAGGAGGGAAGAATAGTGTTTTACAACAGAATCCAATAATAGTACAATTATAAGAAATGGAAGAATTTAAAAGAATGATTTTGAAAGTTAGCGATGTCGAAAGTGAGGTCGCTACAATACCAAGCACAAACGACCATACAGATGGAAGTTGGCTTACAACGGATATCTACGAAGGAGAGTTATTCCTTAACGTGGTCAATAATATTTTGCAGACAAGAACGGAAGCTGGAATTGTTACTCTTTACGATGGTGCTGGTTCATCTGTGAATTGGGGAGATATACTCGGAACACTATCTGACCAAACGGATTTGCAAGATGCTTTGGATGACAAGATAAATTATTCAGATTTTACTACTCACTCAATTCTGGTTAAGCAAAGTGGTGGTAGCAATCCTACTTCGTTAAGTGTAGGTAACAACACGTTGATAGGGAGAAAAAGTGGAGGAGGCTCTAATATTGAGGATTTAAGTGTTAGTGAAGTAAAAGACTTACTCGGAGATGATACCTTGATAGAAACCATAACGGTAGGAACAAGAGCGTTATTATTGACAGACAGAAATAAAAATTTAGAAAACGATGGAGATTGCACAATAACAATTCCAACAAACGCAAGTGTTGAATTTCCAATAGGTACACAAATTTTCTTTACTAAAAAAGCAGAAACTTTAGACTTTGTTGCAAGTGGTGGAGTTACTATTAACTCGGTAGATAGTTTACTTGAAATGGGTAGAATTAATTGCGGAGCAAGTTTACTAAAGATTGGAACGGATGAGTGGAACTTAATCGGAGAACTTGTATGATTTTAAGACGTGGAATATACTCGCAATACCAAGAGCAAGGAAAGGATGCTTTGCACTTTGATGCGACTTATAATGAGTGGGTACAATTACCTTCAAATTTTATTACAAGCACAAGAACGGTATCATTTTGGGTTAAGCCAGACGTAACTACTTTTAATGGTCAAGCGAGACAATTTTTAGCTGCACAATATGCTGGAAGTGGTCAAAGAACTTTTTATGCAGAGTTTCGAGATACTGGAGTAATTAGAATATATTTACCAACTGCTTCAAGTGGAAATAATTTTGTTTTGATTGAGTCAAATGCAGGGCAATATTTTAACGGAGGGCAATGGTATTATATTTCTATTTCATTAGATGCTTCAACTGGTGGGACAATGTATGTTGATGGTGTAGCACAAACAAACACTGCTCCGACTGCAACATTAGGATTTACACGAAGTGGCTCTAATTTTCATTTTGGTGGATTTGGAACTTTTATACCAACTTTGGGGAATACTGGAACTCAAAAAGAGTTAGCGGTTTGGACTACGGCAAGAACTCAATCTGAGATTGTCGCAGATATGACACGAGTATTTACGGGTGCTGAAAGTGGTTTAAAAGCATACTTTCCAACAAATGAGGGAAGTGGAAATACGATACAAGATATTAATTCAGTTTATACTGGAACAATAGTAACAACAAACACAACTCCTAATTACATTGACG